AAGTTAGGCCAAGTATATAAATTTAATACTGACATACCTGCAATGAAAATTCCAGAACGATCTTTATTTTTATTACAACAAATAGGATGTAAAGTATCTCAAAATGAATATATTGGTATTAAAATACATGATGGTTTATATGATGAAAGTAATAAATTTTATTTTATGTCTAGTATGAAAGAAACTAAATTACGTTCTCATTTACCTTTACTTATGCACCAAGCAGATCATATGGCTGCTCAAATTGAATTTGAAATTTGGAATAACGCAACAGATGCTGTTCCTAAACAATCAAAACCAAAAAATGGTTCTAAAGGTGATAAAAACCTAAGAAATTCTAAAAAAATAAATACTAAAAATAATCCGAATCTATCTAATGCTACTTTGGATGTTATAGATTCTTTTTTTAAAGATTAAATTATGGGCTGGATAATAACAACAATAATATTAACAATAATTACAACTATTTTAGGTTTTGCTCTTTTTAATTTATTAAGAAAAAATGAATCTTTAGAAGACTTTATTACTAAACAAAGTGAAGCTATAAATCAATGTGATAAAAGATTAAAAGAAATAGACGATAAAAATATATTTTACTCAGATGACCAAATAGGATGGTTTTTTCAAGAAGTAAAAAAAATACAAGAAGCTCTAAACGAATTTACTCTTAAATAAAAATATGACAAAACAAACTAAAATTAAATTAGAAGCAAACTCTATCCCTCCACCTAAAAAGAAAAGAGGTAGAAAAAGAACTAAAAAAAGATATTTTACTGAAGATACAGAATTAGCTATTGCTGAATATCTTAAATGTAAAAGTTATTCTAAAAGAAATAAAATATATAACGAACGCATCCATTATCCTTTTTATAAATTAGCAGAAAATCTTATACATACATTTAAGTTTTATTATACAGAAGTAGATGACCTTGAAGACTTAAAACATGAAGTCATATGTTTTTTATTAGAAAAATTAGATTATTTTGATCCTACAAAAGGTTCAAAGGCATTTAGCTATTTTTCTATTGTAGGTAAAAATTATCTTATACTTTATAATAATAACAACTATAAAAAGAAAAAACTTACAGTTCCCGAATTAGCAGCAGATGAAGATGATAGTGTTATAAGGCAATTAGGCAGACCTCAACGTAAAAAAGATATAAAAGAATTTATAGACTATTTTACAGAATATATAGATAAGCATATATTTACTTTATTTAAAAAAGATAAAGATAGAAGAGTATGTGATGCCATTAATCAACTATTTGTACGTAGAGAAAATTTAGAAATTTTTAATAAAAAAGCTTTATATATTTATATTAGAGAAATGACTGATGTAGATACTCCTGTTATAACTAAAGTAACTAAAATATTAAAAAAATTACATAAAGATCTTTATGCACAATATCAAAAAACAGGTTACGTAAAAATTTAAAAGTTTTATATTTATTATAAAACTACATTTATGGATTCATTAAACCAAATAATATTTGATGATAAATCTTTTTCGGATATCTTAAAAGAAATACATAAAAATCAATCTAAAAAAGCTAAACAATTAGCTAACCTAATAGCTGAATTACGTCCTCTTATCACTAGTTTAGGAGATGCTACAGTAGTAGTACCTTTAATTAAAGAATATATGGAAATAAGTGTTAAAAATGACGAACAACTTATAAAAATGGCTGCTATAGTACAAAGATTATCTACAGGAGCAACTAGTAGTGGAGACGCTGGATTATTAACAGATACAGAAATGGAACAATTACAAGGTATAGCTGAAGAAATTGCAAAAACTGTTGAAAAAGACCCTATAGATAAAAAAGAAATAGAAAATGGCAATAATTAAGGGATATAATGAAAAAAGATCTGCTGGTGGTATTTCTGGAGGAAATCAATTAGTCCCTGTATTAGTACAAGATATAATACTAGATGATTCTCATCCTAGATGGGCTGAATTAGGAGGATGGGATTCACTTGGAACTATTATATATATTGATCCTAAAGATTCTAATGCTACAAATAAACAAAGAGCTTTACTAACTGCAAGACCTTTATTTCCTAATAATAAATATTATCCTTTAAAAAATGAAATGGTACTTGTACTTAGTACTATAACTAAAGATGTTTTAGTAGATGGAGATGGGAGAAGAAAAGGAACATATTATTTACCTTCTATAAACATATGGAATCATCCACATCATAATGCTCTTCCACAAAATATATTAATTCCTGATGAAAATGATGGAGATGTAAAACCTTCTTCTTTTAAAAAGGCAGAAGGAGGTATAATAGTTAGAAATAAAAAAAAGGGAGACGCTACTGTTCCTTATGGGCAATATTTTAATGAAAAAATAAATATTAAACCTTTATTACCTTATGAAGGTGATACTATATTTGAAGGAAGATATGGAAGTTCTATTAGATTTGGTTCTACTACTCCTACTAAAGAAGCAGACCCTGAAGCAACACAAAAATCTAATTTATGGTCCTTTAAAAGTTTAGGACAAGAATCAAAACATACTGGAAAAAAAGGTGAAATAGGAGATCCAATTGTAATAATTAGAAATGGACAATCACCCCCTAGAGAAAATAATATCCAAGACAATAAAGGATGGATTCCAACTATTGAAAATATAAATACAGATGATTCTTCTATTTATATGACATCAAACCAGGCAGTAGATATAGAAGTAGCAGGGGCAAGAAATAGAAATCCTTATAATCAAGGAACAACTGATACTAATAAATCTTTTACAGATGCAGACGAAATATTAACAATCAAAGACGTAGCAGTAAATATATATAAAGACATTGAAGGAACCGTTAATGAAATAATAGCATTTGCAAATGATCCTTTAGAATATTTAGCACCTACTCAACCTGTAGTAACAACTAGTTCAATATATAATTTCGATGATGGAGAAAATGATTTTAGCTTTTTTGATGAATTAATTGCTTCTAGTAGTACTACTAGTGAAGATTTTGAAAGATATTCTATAGAGTATGAAAATGAAGAAGTTTCAGGTACTGAATTATCTTTTGAAGAAGAACAAAATTGGCCAGCTCCCGAAACAAACCAAGAAACTGGAACACCTAATACTGATAGTTCTACTGGTGGAGGAGGTGGAGGAAGTGGTTGGGATAATGATGCAAGGGAAGAATACAGTACTCAAACCCTTGCATTACCTATAGATTCAAGTGGGGGAGCATTTGGGTCTCAGGCTACAATGCCTTACTTAGACACAGTAGGTAAAATAAATAAAGGATTTAAAGATTATAAAGATGGAGTTATTAGTTATCCTTTTGCTTTAAAACATAGGAGAGGAGATTATGTAACTATACTTAATCCTGTTTCTATTACAGATATGATAGCACATTTAAAAACAACTAATATTAATGCTCAAAATCCAGCACTTAGTAAAATAAAACACTTAGCTATCCATACAACAGCTACTGGGTATACAGAGCATTATCTTTTAGCAAAATTCTTTGGGTGGCAGTCTAAAGTTAGTGGTATGAGAGTAGGTTGGACACGAGGTGGATATAATATATCAGTAGCAGGAGATGGAACATGTAATTATAATGTACCTATGATTGATACAAAAACTGTAACTTCTGGTAAATTTTCAGTAGCACCAGGACAATTCGTAAATTCTTGGGGTGTTGGGGGTAATGGATTTGGAAAGAATACATTAATAAAAGGAAATAATGTATTAAATACAAATACAATAAATATGTCATGGATTGGTACTTACAAATCTCAAGATCCTTTAGATGGTATAACATCTAAAGAAACTACACGTGTTAATATATCAAAAGCTCAAGCATATTCATATGCACGATTAATTGAATATTTTGTTGAAGCTTTCCCCAATATATTAATTTTAGGTCATAATCAAATTTCAATAGGGGATGGTTCTGGTAAGTCATGCCCTTGTTGGGACCCAGTAGAATATTGTGATGCTATAGGAGTTGGAGAAAACGTATATAGAAAACATTTAGATCAATATACTAAAGAAGAAATAGCTAAATTTACCACATCTTTAAATAAAAAAAACTATAGTAATTTTGCAAGCTATAGAGGTGAAAAATATAGAAGAACAGCCCAATATGTTGCTAAATTAGCGGGCTATAACACAAGAACAGACCTTTTATAATATGGCACAATATAAACCAGAACAACCTAATATATATCAAGGTAAACAAATAATACTAAATTCAGATAGATTATTATTTAATGCTAAAGAAGATGCTATACTAATGTATGCTGAAAAAGCTATAGGATTTTCAAGTCAGGGATCTATAAATTTTGATACAAGTGAACAAGAAGGTAAAAATTATTTTATTGTAAATTCTCCAAATATATTTTTAGGAATGCAAGGTGTTAATAATAATGAAAGGCCTACTGAACCTGCTGTTTTAGGTAATGAATTAGAAACATATTTTAACGATATGTGTGATTTATTTGAAAATATTCTAATATTTTTAATTGCAGAATATGAAGTTACTTGTCCTAAAGAAGCAGGACCATCATTCCCTGGACAAAATGATATAAATTTTTTATTAGAAGAAATAGAAAGTTTAAGAGAAAATATAATTAATGTAAAAAGTAAACGAGTTAAATTAGTATAATATGCCACATAAACCAGCCTTTAAAAATTTTACGGTACCTTCTATAAAGAATATTAAAATTCAAATTAGAGACTTAAAAAAACAAATTCCTTATTTAAAAAAGAAATTAAAAGAAAGAATAATAGAAGAAATTAGAGAAAGACTCCCTACAGAACCTGAAATTAAAGCCTTTTTTATAGAACAAATATATAAAAGAGGAATACCTATAGCATGTTCTGTAAAAGGACAAGAAATTACTGAAGATATGTATAATGGTTTTAAAGATATTACTGAATTAGTTAGTGTAAAAGGAAATGCAGCAAAATCAGAATTATCAAAAATAACAGAAAAAGCTCAAAACATTGAAGTAATAATAACAACAGTTGAAGATTATATTGGCGTTATAGATCCTATAATTGATATTTTAAAAGCAGTATTTCAGGGCATAGAAATAGCATTTTCTGCTTTGTTTTCTGCTGATGTAGGTATCACTCCAGGATTATTAACTATATTAAGAGCAATAACTATAGCATATGATATAGTACATGAAATTACTACTAAATTAGTAGGACTTTTACAACCTATAGATTCAGTAGTTAGTTTTTTAAGAAGAGTTTTAAAAAGAATTACAGGTGCTTTAGGAACTTTAATAAATGCTGTTAATAAAGTTTTAGAATATATTAACTTTATAGACACATTAGTAGAAGCTGCTTATTTAATGTATTTAAATATATGTAATGGTTATCCCCCTAGTGAAGATGAAGCCCCTATAAGCTCAGATTTACTAGATGAATTTGTTTCTAATGAAGGTCAAAAATTTGGTGATGATTATTATAATCAAACTATTTTAGATTTACAAAACCTAGGTAAAGATGAGGTAATACAAAAAATATATGATGCTAATTTCGTGCAAATAGGATATAATAGATTTAAACCTGGGTCAAGTTTTATACCTCCAACTGGAAAAGAAGGAGGCAGATTAAAATCAAGATCTTCTAGAGGCCCCCGATCTAATTATACTACTAGAAGTGGTATGGGAGGAAATAATATGGGAGGCAGTAGTGGAGGAACTTCTGGAGGAGGAACTTCTGGAGGT